CTCAAATCCGGCGCATTGCGGGGGGATATTCCCCAAGCACCGCCGTCCTTTTTGCGACTGCCGCCCCCGATGCCGTCTGAAACGCCCCGGCGGCGCACGGATTGGTTCGCGGGTAATGCTTCGCCCGCTCTTCCGCATTCCGCGCCTTCGCGCATTTCGCAAAACCGCGCACCGGCGTGTCCGGTTGGGTTTTAAAATCCGCGTACTTGCAGAAAAAGCAGGTTTCACGCACGGTAGCTCTCCCAGTCGAACGGAATCAGCTTGCCGCCGCCGTCCCGCAGCCTGTCCCTGATCCGCGCGTCGGTGTTTTCGCGGAAGGCTTCCGCCGTCAGGTTGGTCAGCACCAGCATCGGCATCAGCCGCTCATAGCGGGCGTTGACGACGGAAAACAAAATCCGCCCGTCCGTTTCCGACAGACTGCCCGCGCCGAACTCGTCCAGCACCAGCAAATCGGGCTTCACGAAAACCCCGACCGCCCCCGCCTCGCCGCCGCCGCCGCCGAAACTGTCCTTGACCGTCCGCAGCATATCGCCCACCGTGATGACCAGCGCGCTTTTGCCGGCGGCGATGACTTCGCGGGCGATGCCGCAGGCAAGGTGGTTTTTGCCCGTGCCCCTCCTGCCCGAAAAAATCATGCTCCGCCCCGTCTGCAACACATCGGCGAAGTTTGCCGCATACTCGGCGGCGGCCGCCTTCGCCCTCGCCATCCCCGGGATCGAATCGCTGACGGCGTAGTTTTCAATCCGGCAGTTTCTGAACCGCGGGGCGATGCCCGAACGCCCGATGCGTTTTTCCAGCGCGTCGCGCATCGCCCCGCGGCGCAGCGTTTCCGCGTATGCCGCCATTTCGTCCGCCGCCTCCAGCTTCCGGCAGGCCGGGCAGCCCGTCCACACGCCGCGCAAAACGCTTTTCGCCGCGTATCCGCCGTGTTCCGCGCATTGCCTCCGCTCGACCCGCACGCCGCCGCCGTAAGCCCCCAAGAAATCAGACGCGTTCCTCAAAGCCATATCCGAACCCCCCCTCAAAAATCCGTCGTCGGCATATCGCCGTAGCTTCCCGCATCCGGCACGGCGGCGGTTTGGTTGTGCGTCGGGCCGCCGCGGTTTCCGGACCTGCCGAAAGTTTTGTTTTGCAGCCAGTCGGCGCGGAAGCTGCCCCAGCCGCTGGCGATGGCGTACTCCGCCGCCTGCAGCGCCGTCATCCCGCATTTCTCCGCATCGGCGGCAATCAGGCGCATTGCCGTTTCCGTCAGCGGCTGCCGTTTTGCCTTGCGGACTTGCAGGAAGTCCGCCGCCACCTGCCCCGTGATGCCGTAGTCGGCAAGCAGCGAAAGCTCGGTTTCGTGCCTGCCGGTTTTTTTCGCCTTCGCCGCCGGTGCGGTTTCGGGAGGCGCCGTTTGCGGTTTCGCAGGGTGCGGTCCGGCAGGGGCGCGCGCGCCGCGCGCATTTGATCCTGACGGTTCTACTGACGGTTCTACTGACGGTTCTACATATAAGGAACCGTCAAAATCTGATGGTTCATCGCTCAAAATCTGATGGTTCTTAGCGCAAAATCTGACGGTTCTTAGCGCAAAATCTGATGGTTCATCGCTCAAAATCTGATGGTTCTTAGCGTCAAAATCCGAAGGTTCGTAATCCGACGGTTCAAAATCCGAAGGTTCGTAATCCGACGGTTCAAAATCCGAAGGTTCGTAATCCAATGGTTCTTCCCACATTTTTGCCTGCCGCGCCGCCTTCCGTTTTGCCGCCTCCGCATAGCATTTTTCAAGCAGGGCGACGTTGATGCGGTAGATGTCGGACTTCCTCTCCCGCCCCCTCTGCCGCCGGGCGGACTTGATGAAATTGTTATCCTTCAGCCACTTGATATGCTGCCGTACGGCGGTTTCGGCGAAGCCCGTATCTTCCGCCAGCGTTTCTTGCGACGGATAACACAAGCCATCGTCGTTGGCGCAGTCGCACAACTTTACCAAAACAAAACGCTGCCCCCTCGGGATACCCGTTTTGAAAGCCATCCCCATCAGCCTCGCACTCATACTTCCGCTCCGTTTTTGACAATCGAATAATGCGTAACAGGCTTCCCGCGGCCGCCCGCCTTCATGCGCGGCTTGGCAAACACGAAGCCCCTGCCTTCCAAGTCGGTTATCCGTGCCGCAAGCTGCGTCACCTTCAGGTTCTGATAAGCCTCAAGGGATGTGATGCATCCCTTGTTACGGATGTAATCGACAATTTGTTTGCATTGCGTTTGTTTTTGATTCATAATCGCCTTTCGCCGTTACCTGAACCGCTTCCCTGCAATTCAGGGGGATTACCCGCCCCGTGCGGGTTTTTCTTTATCGGCCGCCCGTCTGTCCGGGCGGTCAACCGTCTTTCCGATTTGCCGTCACCCCGTTACAACCGGGTTTCCACACAACGGCCGACGGAGTAAAAAAATGCCGTCCGACTTATCCTTCATACTCGCCAAAGAGCTTATCCGCAGCGGTTCTATCCGCTTAAGCGGCAGTACGGCCAAAGGACAAGCCGGAGAATTGGCGGTATTCATCCGAACACTTCATCAAAAACCCGAAGAATCGGAGCCAAATACCGATAACGAATATTTAATCGGGCTGCTTTCCAAGTAATTCAAAGCCGTCTTTCAAACCCGGCGCGATTCTGTAAACCTCATCGCAGCCTTTGGCGGCGGCTTTCAGCATCGCCTTTTTAATCAGCCGTCTGTCTTTCTTCGACAGGCGGTTTCTGTCCTGCTTCTTCATTTTTTTTCTTTCCGGTAAATTGCGGATGACTTCCGCTTCAATTCGGTTATATCAATTAACATCTGACCCGACGGGCTTTTTATTTGGGTTGGTCGCCTGCCAATTCCGGCCAGATTAGATGCCAGTCATCAGGACGTAAGTCTTTTCGATTCACTGCGCCTCCGGTTAATTTTTCAATCTGCACGCACCGAATGATCGGGGGCGGCGTTCCTTTTTTATTCCAAGCCCACACCGTCGGTTGTTTAACTCCGATCGCCCGTGCAAGTCGGGATTCATTACCAAAATAATCAACTGCTTTTTGGATACTCATAGCCAGTTACTCAATTAAATAGCTTCATTATAGCTAATACTTATATTAAATACAACTATTGCCTTTTATAGGTTATGCCTTTTATTATCGATTACCAATGCTTATGCGCAATTAATTCGGAGATCAAAATGTTTTCAGGCGAACAGTTAGGACAAGCAATATCAGAAGCGATTAAGAGAAAAAATGTCAGTCAAAAGGAGGTTGCCGATCATTTTGGGGTGAAACAGCCAAGCGTTTCAGGTTGGATAAAAAATGGACGAATAGATAAAAAACATCTAGATAAATTAATTGATTATTTCTCAGACGTAGTAACGCCAAGCCATTTCGGCATTGAAACATTCAGAGTCTTAAAATCGAATGAACAAAGTAGCATACGTTTCCCCCGCTTAAATGCCGAAGCGACCTGCGGCGCAGGCACGATTAACGACCACTATATCGAGGTTGTGGATTATGTAACCGTCGCTGCCGCATGGGCGCGGGAGAAACTGGGCGGAAACCTCAACAAAATCCAAGTCATTACAGCCCGTGGCGACAGCATGGAGCCCACCATCGAAAACGGCGACGTAATGTTCGTTGATACCGCCGTCGAAGCCTTCGATGGCGACGGCCTCTACCTGCTTTGGTATATAGACGGCCTTAAGGCCAAGCGGCTGCAATCCACCGTCGGCGGCGGCCTGATGATCATCAGCGACAACAGCTCATACCGAACCGAAACCGTGCGCGGCGAAGATTTAAACGCCGTACGCATCATCGGACGCATACGCGGCGCATGGCGTTTGAGCCAGTTCTAGACCGCGTCTTCTGGTGGAGCGTGCCGGATTAAAATACTTGAACAACTGATTTATTACCGCATATTGCGCGGTATAACTAAAAAGATATAATATATATATATAAAAAGGGCACTCATGGAGCTGACCGTCCACTTTAACGCCGAGCAGGATTTAGACCGCCTCTTTGAAAAAGACGAAGAAGCGGTCGGTTATCTCGAGAATGTCATTGCGATGATTCAGGCGGACTCTGCTATTTTTGACGGCTTATACAAAAACAGATACTTCAGGGAATATGGCGAACCCATAGGCCCGATTGACTTGGAAGTGAAACCCATATTGTCATTATGGGGAAAAGACATCAAAGTTTTACGCGTCCGATTTGACAGCGAAGAAGCCGCCGGATACAGAATAATTTACGCACCATGCCATGAAAAACAGCCAAACGGCACGTATATCCGCCGCATAGATATATTGGCTGTTGTAAACAAGAAGACAGACGAATTTGACTATCAGGCAGAACACCCAATCACAAAACGGATTATCAAAGACTATGAAGAACTGTACTCCAACTAACGGCACATGGTTCAAAATGGGTGCAACACTCACTGTTGCCGTGGCCGCCTGCACAGTATCAACACCTACATCCGCCATCCCCGTCACCCACATAAAATGCCTGCGGATAAACGGGCAGATTAAATGCGTCAAACCGATAAGCCCTAACACTACCCCTGCCGCAGAGCATATTGAGCATGTGCGGAAAAATCCGCGCCGCAAAGCAGCGATGGACAGGGCGGCAGCAAGAATTGCCGATAAAATAGCCCTCAAAGCAGGCGGGGAAACATTTGTCAGCTTAAGGATGAAAAAGGGGTTTACCCAGTCCGAATTGGCAACCGCCGCAGGATTGCCTCAACCCTATCTGTCCCGCATCGAAAACAGCAAACAATCCCTGCAAGATAAGACTGTACAAAAATTGGCAAACGCATTAGGCGTTTCCCCGCTTGAAGTTCGCGCAGCGTTCGAACGGCGGTACGAATATATGGAGCAGGCATGATTCACTTAAATGTCCACTATTGCGATGAAATTATCCGCCATGCGGAAAATGACAAATACAGCCTGATAGGTATATTCCCCGATATATGCCATATTCCGACACCGCAGGCCATTCTAGGCCGCCTGTGCCTGTCTGTTTCATTTTCCGCCGAAGGCATGGATATACAGACTATGAAAACCGGTCAAATTTTTCTGGAAATCGTCCGCAACGATGATGTAATCTCTGCACTTGAGATTCCATCATATGACGGCAGTGATACAGAAGAAAACGTGTCATTCATGCTACACCAAACAATCAGCGGACTACCCGTTTCAGACAACGACCGCATTTATGTAAGAATGACAACACACAACCATATTCTCTCCGAGAGCCGTCCTTTGTCTTTTTCTTGGCTTCCTTACCACTCATAACAATACCGAACCGCCCTAGGGCGGTTTTCTTTTTCATGATACACCGCCATTCGGGCGGTTTTTTTTCAAACTTTTTTCTTCTAAAAATCAATTCAATAAGTATATATGGATGAAAATATAACTATTGCCTATTGATTAAATATAGGTAATAGTTATAATACACCCATCGAAACAAACAACAACTTGAAGGAAACGGGATGAACGAATTAATCAGCAGAATAAATCGGTTTGGCGCGAGGGCAAAGGACGGGCAAAGCCTTTTATTGAAAGTTGGTGAAATCTGCCGCGACGCAGCAGCGACATGGACCACTAGAAAAAGCGAAAGCATCAAT